GCTCTGCAAGTACAACCTGCGTTCGTTCGCGGATGTGCTGGCCGCGCGCAAGAGTTTCCGGGCACAGGGCGAGTACGCCGACATCGCACTGCAGATGGAAGCATTGGTGCTTCAGGAATGGCCGTGGGCGGAAAAGTTCTTCAGGCCGCAAGACCAAGTTGTGATCGACCTGCTGTCCGAGGTGGTCAAGGAACTTGGCATCGAAACCGGCCATGGTCCTGGTTGGCAGATCGCCAAGGCCATTGACATGCTGAGGAAATGATCATGCTGAACGATGAAATCGAAATCAATGCACCGATCAAGGCTTCCGTTATGCCTGTCAGCATGCCGAAGAAGGAAAAAGGGCCGACCAGAAACAGAAGTGCTGGCCGCGCATCCGGGGCGAAGAATCTTGACAGTTCTTTGTATGTCCGTCTTTTTACGCTCCCGCAGCTTTTTACTGGCAGAAAGATTCCGTACGCATTCACGGTGCCAATTCCGCCTGGATACACGCCAGAATCGATCCGCGCCGCGGCACAGAAGCAAGTCCAGGAGGTTTATGGCGTGACGGGCGCAAGCACTGCGCGACGCATACAATGGGGCGGAAGCGACTTGATATCGGTGATCGTGGATCGCAACGCAAAAGAGCGTGGCTGGGATGATTGTTGGGCTGCTGTGTGCAAAGCGCAACGTGGCCAGAAAAAGCTGATAGGCGATCTATGAGCAAATTCACCATCTTCGACTGCGACAATGTCCTGTCAGACGACGCGTGGCGCATTCCGCTGATCAATTGGAAACAGGCGTCAATGTGGGCGCGGTACAATCCCTACCACCTTGCCTCTGCGTTCGATGAGGTCGGCAACAAGCCGTTGCTGAAGGGTCTGCACGCGGATCAGGTGCTGATCTTCACTGCGATGCCGGAGGAATACCGGGTGCTGCGGCAACTGTGGTTTCATCACAAGCGCATCGGCTTCAACAAGATCTACATGCGCCCAGACAAGAACCACGAACACTCGGCGGCACTGAAGCGGTGGATGCTTTATCGCGCCTATGAGGAAATTGGCATCGGGCCAGCCAACATCGCAATGGCCTACGACGACCGGGAAGACGTGATCGCCATGTACAAGGAAGAAGGCGTGGCCGCGGAACTGGTCTGCATTCACAACGTGTGCGCTTACACCGCACCAAATCTCAGGAGCGCAGCATGACAAAGCCTAGCAACGGCACCAGCACCAAATCACCAAACCGCCATCCGCGGTCGTTTCCGAAGCCGCACAACACGGAGGCGCAGCACTGCGCCAAGCCGTACGTGCAGCAATTCTGCAAGATGGCCAATCACATCCCGGCGACCTACCGTGTCGGCAATGAGGAGTTCATGGCGTGAATACGGCAGATATCCTGCAAGCCGCTGCAGACACATTCCGCGAACGCAATGCGGTGTATGGCAGCAACTACCAAATGGTCGGGCCAATCATGCAGACGCTGTTTCCGAAAGGCGTGCCGCCGGAATTGCTCGGCCATGACGCCTTCCATCTGTTCGAGCTGGTCGTGGTAAAGATCAGCCGTTTGGCCATCAGCAATCTGACGCACATTGATTCGGCGCGCGACGCCGCGGTCTATTGCGCAATGATCGAATCTATCATCACAACGAAGGAGGAGCAAAAATGAGTCGCATAGTTGTTACCGGTGGTGCCAGCGGCCTTGGCGCGGCGATCGTCGAAGCGTTGGCAAAAAGCGGTCACCGGGTGTCTGTGTACGACATCAAGCAAGGCTACGACGTGCTGCATCCGTCGGTCGATTGGCTGGAAGGTCCTGTCGATGTGTTGATCAACTGCGCTGGCGTCAATGGCATTGACATGCTGGAAGACGTCACCGACGAATTGTGGGACAACGTCGTCGGCGTCAATGCCAAGGGCATCATGAAGATGAGCCAAGCCTTGCTGCCGTGGCTGATTCAATCGAAAGGCACGATCGTCAATGTGGTGTCGAATGCCGCGCACATGCCGATGACCAGCAGCATCTGCTACAACGCATCGAAAGGGGCCGCGTTGATCATGACCAAGCAGATGGCACGCGAACTCACGCGGCGTTGGGGCATCACCGTCTTCAGCATCAGCCCGAACAAGCTGAAAGGCACCGAGATGAGCAATGCCATCGACGCCGAAGTCGTGCGCACACGCGGCTGGACGATGGAAGAAGCCCAGAAATATCAATTGGCCGGGTTGCTGTCCGGCTTCGAAACGGATCCGAAGCAAATCGCCGAGTTGTTGGCGTTCCTGCTTCAGAGCAAAGACCGTCATGCGTACCTGACGGGGTGTGATTTGGCCCTTGGCCTTTAACCGGAGAACTGAAATGAAATTCATCGTAGAACAACTGGCCATCTGCCCGGCCAATCCCGAAGCCGCAATCAAGCTGCTGACGGAAATGGGCGCGGCTGAATGGGCGCGCGATCACGTCGTCGCTGCCGGGGATGTCTATGGCGAGGCAGGGCGCAATGAGGCCGATCTGGCATTCAACTACGACCTGTTGCGCGGCCCAGAATTCGAGGTGCTGCACTACACTCGCGGTCACAACTGGATGAATGAGCCGAGCCGCGTCAATTCCGTCAGCCACATCGGCATGCACTGCAGTGAAGAAGAGCTGGAAGCGTGGCGCAAGTTCTTCGCAGACAGGAAGATCCCTGTGGCCCAGGAAGTGTTTACCGAGAGCCACACCAACCCGGTGATCGCCGGCAAACGCTGGTATCGCTATGTGATCTTCAGCACAAAGCAGATTCTCGGCGTCGATTGCAAGTTCATCGTTCGCCGTGATTCATTCCAGGGAGACGCTGCCCAATGATCGGTTGCGCGATGGACTGGGAGACGACTGGTCTCGTGTTGCACCCTGACACCAAGATCGAGAAGCAGCCGCACGGCATTGAATTCGCCGCGGTGCTGTTCGATGACACTGGCGCGATTCTGGAAGAGTACGAAGCCATTGTCGATCCGGGCGTAGAAATCGAGGAGGTGATCACCAAGATCACCGGGCTGACCAATGAGGATCTGCGCGGGAAGCCGCATGTAGCGACCATTCTCCCAGACATCGCGCGGCTGTTCGGCAAGGCAGACGTGCTGATCGCACACAATTTGCCATTCGACATGGCCATCACAGAGATGGAATTTCAGCGGTTGAAGGGATTCGCCGGACCAGATCTTGTGTGGCCGAAGCACCACCTTTGCACGGCGCAAAGTTGGCAGGAGCAATGGGGCAAACGCCCGAAACTGCTTGAGCTGTATGAATATGTCACCGGCACGCCGCTGGCGCAGACTCACCGGGCGCTGGACGACGTTCGGGCGTTGGTGGAAATCTGCATCAAGACGAACGCATTGAAAGATTTTGAGGGCTTGTGATGGCATTGCCGCAATTGAAGATCAGGAGCGAGTTTTCGTTCCGCCGGGCATTCGGATCGCCAGCAGCGGTCGTCGAACGGCTCAAGGCGATAGGCTCCCCAGTCGGAGGATTGGTGGATCAGAATGGTTCCACTTGGGGCCATGTGCGGCTAGAGAAGGCCGCGAAAGCAGCTGGCATTCAACCGGCGTTCGGTGCAGAATGGCACATTGACATCGATGACGAGTTTGGGCGCTGGCGCAAGTTTGGCACGGACCGGCCAACCGCATGGGCGCTGGCGGAGGACATTGCAGCGTTTTACAAGTTCAGCAGCAGCGCACCTAGTCTGCCGGAACACTTTGCCGCAGCAAAGGGCATCATTACATTTTCCGGCTCTGCTTTGACGGACCCGGCTTGCTTCGACTACATTGATCTGACGCCGACCTCAATCCGCGAGTGCAAGCGGCGCATTGACTTGTTCAAGCGCACCTGCAGGCCATACGTGCTGGTTGGCGACAACCATTTCCCGGCCCCCGGCGACCGTGCCAAATATCTGGCACTGAATGACGGCAAAAAGACGACGCCGCAATGGATCCTGTCTGACGACGAAATGCGTCAGGCGTTCTGGTTCTTGCCAGATGACGTTTATCACTGCGCCTGGATGAACACCATGGAAGTGGCAGAGAGGTTGCAAGGCGTCAAGCTGCGCCAAGCGCCGATCATCAATGTGCCCGGCGATCTCGTGGCGCTGATCGAAGAAGGCCGCAAGTACAGGCTGGCTGCAGGCCACTTGAAAGACTGGCCAGAGGCCTATCAACAGCGGCTGGACCGCGAGATAGCGATGATCAAGGAGAAGCAGTTCGAAAGCTACTTCATCGTCGTTTCTGATCTGGTGGTCTGGGCCAAGGAGCGCATGCTGGTCGGTCCGGCCCGCGGCTCTTCTGCCGGGTCTCTGGTCTGCTATCTGCTACGGATAACAGAGGTCGATCCGCTGGTGCATGGCTTGCTGTTTGAACGATTCATTGACATCAACCGCAACGACCTGCCAGACATTGACATCGACTTCAATGACCAGAAGCGTGAGCTGTGCTTTACCTACCTGGCAGAGAAATATGGCGCAGAGAATGTGAGCCGGATCGGCAACATCAACACGCTGAAACCGCGCTCTGTGATGGCGGAGGTTGGCAAGAAGATGGCGATCCCGGCGAACGCGACATTCGCCATCAAGAATGTGCTCATCGAATATTCGTCCGGCGACTCGCGTTACGGCAAGGGTCTTGAGGACACAATGACCAACACGAAACCCGGCCAGGACTTCAGCAGACAATACCCGGAAGCCGCGGTGATGGGTGAAGTG